GTCAACACCACAGGATTCTCGGAAGAATCCTCGCACAAAGGTCTTCGTCATATTCGGGACAAAACCCGAACTGACTAAACCTCTGAGCACACCTTCGTGGTACTTTGCAGGATATAGGATATCGTCTCCGAAGACATATATCTCAGTACAGTTATCACCATACCGAGACAATATGCTAGCATAAACCAAGGCCCAGAAGACAAGGCTCTGAACGGGGAACGTTAATGCGTTTCCCATAGGAGCCCACTTCTGTAACGTTATGACCCGACCATCTAGTAGCTTGACTTTATTAGCACGACTACATGAGAGCTTCTCGTATACGGTTTCTCCAAAGAGATACCGCACGAGCTCACTACTCATCCTGTCGGATGCTTCCTTTAAGTCCAGGGTAACTAATTCCCTGGTCTTAGAGTTAGACAATGCAAGTTGACCATTCACGGTTTGATCCGTGAAATTAATCTTCCCCCTTGTAAGGGGGAACTGGTCTATTGCAGCTTCAAGCACTAATCGCTGACCCTGCTGGATCCAAACGGCCTCCGCGGGATGCACGCAAATTAAGCGTGGTCCTCTGGAGTCCTTCGGGACGGCTATCAGGTTGGCGACGATGTCGTCCGATTCAACTAACTTCACACATTTGCCGTCGACCATGGCATATTCCCAAAAGGAATAGAGGCCACAGAAGAACTGGTCAAATGGATAGTGTCGCTGGATAGACGAGTACAATGTAGAGAACCTACTTTTCTCCCACGGCTTACGGGACGGGAAAACCGCCCCAGGGCCGTGTGAGGGTAGGATATTCTCTAATTTACGCTTGCGTGCGATTTCTCGCACACAGGCAGTAATTACTTGTCGGGCGGTCGAATGAGTTGCGCTAGGATGTCTGCTATTAAAAGCAGTATTCCACGTAGCAACACCTTCTTCCGTATCCTCGAAAGTGGCTTGCGCCGCTTTGAGTTGGTCATTTGTTGGTTCATACTCGGCTTTGTAGCAAAACACAAGCAGTTGCCTTAGATATCCAAGAGCAAGCGCATCATTATCAACGATGAACTTGTCCCATAGTGGCATTAGCCATTCTGGGATATGGGGGATTTCTCCCCCATCTTCGAGGTACCTAAGGATTGCTTTGTCTAGAGAAGGTCCTTCTTTAAGGACCCAAGCATATGTGATCTCATCAGGGGCGCCAAGCGGCACACCCGATAATACACATACGTCTGCTAGCAGGCGTTCGTATACTGTTAGTAGGATACTCACGATGATGTTACTCCATTCCGCTCCCTTTTCAGGAGTCGAATAGTTTCAATCATCTTCAACGAAGCTAACTTCGCAGCCTGTCTGCGTCTGGCCAACGGTAAGCTACGACCCGCAGGACGGAGATATCTCCTACTGTGGATAGCTATAATGTTGGTTCTTCCAGTTAGTTCCTCTGTTCTCATCTCACATAGGATATAGGCACTCGCCGAGACAATCGAAATGATTGGCCCGTAAGTGCCTAGTCCAACTAGGTCGACGCATACCCGTTGACGCACTGCGCCTAGCCCGAAAGGGCGTTCGGCGGAGAGGTGCCAACGAGAGAGCGAGCCTATTAGGCTACCGTATCTCATACCAGGTTGCCCTTCACTATTGAAGGAAAC